ACATACCAACAAGCTCAGTGTGGATCAAGGCGCTCACCAAATGAATAAGATAATGAGTATCCTCGATACTCAAAATGAGATCTGGGCTGAGTGGTCTAACACTCCTGTTGGTCGCAAGGAAGCCTTTAGTTATATTGCAGAGGCGACAGGTTCTAAGTTTGCACTTGGTAAACTAAAAGAAGGTGAGGATACTTATTCAATCATGGCTATGCCGACGGCCTATAATAATTCTTCTTTGGTTTATGCTTGGCACCAATACAATGGAAGATACAAGCCAACAATGGGTGAAACTTACTGGGCTGTCTACAATGCTTTGACTGATTGGTCAAGCCACCATGTAGGTACTCGAAAAAATACAAGGGACATTCCAGTTGCTCAAGTTAAGAAATCTGAAAAGGTACAACAAGTAATAGCAAAGTTCCCAATGGCAGCCTAACTCCTGACACCCTGAGCATGGTGAAAAACTGCTTCTTCCAATACCAGTACAGATAAGGAATTGTATGAAAACTAGAATTCATGTTAATCAACATAACATCAAGGCTAACGCCAAGGGTGCTGAGTTGCCGGTTATTACTGTCAAGGACTACAAACAAAATAGAAAGGCTAACCATGCCGCTGTTGTAGACTCTGAAGGTAAGGCACTGGTTAGTGTTTACTACTGCCCTGATAACCCACTGCCGTGTGGTGCTAAAGTTTGGATTGAAACTGAGTTGGAGGTTGTGACCGTTGGATAAGATAGGTTCGTTTGTTGATCACTTTGTTATTTATTCTGATAGGCGGGAGGCTTTGATTCTAAATTGTGGTACTGTTTCAGCGTTTGAAGAAAGTTTGCGAGAGTTGATCTCTTCTGAAATTAGAGATACACTACTGGAGCGTGTGAAGGTATTAGATTATGACATGAAACTAGCTGAATCTAATCGCCATGTAAGTCCTCAATATGACAGACTTAGAGATGCTAGAACTACTTTGATGCGTTTGCATAATGATCTTCTTTGGAATAAGGAAACTTCGTGAGTTCAATGTTTTATAAAGCTATTAATTGTCAACGTAATCTTGATAACATATTTATCAATAGATACTGGCCTATCGGAAGACAGACCGCACCTACAGTAAACACTGTTCGTGTTTTAAAACTACACAGGGAAGGGTATCGCCAAGTTAAAATTTGTAATAAATTAAATCTTGCTGCCTCCACTGTTAATCGTATTGTGAAAAACTCAGGTATAGATAGGGGCGATCCTTAATGCAAAACCTTATAGACATGTGTAATCATATTCTTTACTACTCCACTATTTATTGTGGGTTTGAAGATGTCAATAATGAAATGCAAGAAGATGCGCTGCGCTTAATGTTAAAACACGGCGAAGAGTTTCCTGAATCTTTTGTTAGACTTTATTTAAAAACCCAACTGGAGGATGCCAATGAGTGCTACTGACCCACGAGAAGAATTTTGTAGTGAGATAGACGATTGGTGGTGCCAATTGTTTGCGTTACGAATCGGTGCCAGCCCACCTTCGGATAGACTTAAACATAGATTTATTTCTTTTGTAGAAGAAAGATGTTCTGAAGTAGGCTGCTGGAAAATTCAAGATAGCGATCTTTCTATTATGTTTTCTGAATTTATTGAAAGGCTAGGTGAATGGTAAAAGATATTTTAAAACTTAAAAGTTTCTTGCTTAACCCTAAGCGCAGTGATGAGTTTAAGACTTGGTATTATCTAGACGGCTGGCGGATGTGTAAAATTAAAATAGGTAGTAAAAAATGTACAGTCGTACCCTTGTTTGGCAAGGGTAAAATAACTTTAACTATCAGAGCTTTAAAGGAGGAACTTAAATCTATTTATTGGTATGCGGCACGTTGCGATGCCAGTAAACTTGCCCGTGAAAATGGATTGAAAAAAAGAAAATTGCAATGGGAAAGAAATTATGCTTGACATGATTTCTTACTCAATGTATAATCTCCCCACCAAAACCAAACGAGAGGTATAAAAATGGCAGTATTAGAAGGCACAGCATATTGGGCTTTTGTTACTAACCCTAACACAACTTACGAGCCGTGCTACACGGTTAATCTAGTTGTAGATAATGCGACGGCGCAGGCATTTGAAGATCGTGGTTTCACTGTTAAACAAATGAATGAAGGCCCTGCTATCATTATTAAACGTAAAGTCAACGGGCCGAACGGAATGATTCGTAAGGCTCCCATTCTTATGGACAGACGTAAACAAGAAATTGATGTTAACGTCGGCAATGGTTCGCATGTCAAAGTGCAATATAAAGAATGGGAATCGCAATGGAATGGAAAGACTTTCAAAGGTCTTGACTTTATGAAGATGCAAGTATTAGATCTTGTAGAATATAATAACGGAGATGTTGATGAGTTTGATATTGAAGGTGAAGAGGAGGCAGAACTTTGAGTGACAAACCTACAACAACCTTAACTTTCGAGGATAAAGAATATAATATTTCTGATTTATCCGAGAGGGCGCAGGTTCTTGTGGGCTTTGTTCGTGAGGTGCGTGAAGAAAGTTCCGTGCTACAGAAAAGACTTACGGTGTTACAGGCAGCGCAAGTAACTTTCTCTAAGGAATTGGAGGAAATACTTACTGCTCCTGAACAAGAAAGTCTTGATGGTATCGACTAACCAAGGGGCTTCGGCCCCTTTCTTTTTGGAGGTTGTACTTTGGCGTTTGTTAAATTTCATTTGCCTTGTAATAAATGTGGCGGTAGTGATCCTGTATCTGTAGATGCCGAGGGTAATGGCTACTGCTTTAGTTGTAATACATATCTAAAAAACTATGAAGGAGGTGATACTATCACTGCCCCTGTGTCGGACTTCAAAACTTATAAGCGTAATTCAATGAACTACAGTGACGGGTCTTTCAACGCACTGGCCGACCGTTCAATCTCTCTGGAGACTGCAAAAAAATATGGCGTTAAATCTGTCCTTAACTCAAATCAAAAAGTAATCAACCATTTCTATCCTTACTACAACGGGAATGAAATGGGTGGTGCCAAGATGCGTGACGTACAAAGCAAAGACTTTGCTTGGGAGGGATCACCTAAAAATACTGGGCTATTCGGACAACAACTCTTTCAAGCTGGAGGCAAGTTTGTTACTCTTGTTGAGGGGGAGTGCGATGCAATGGCTGCCTATGAACTATTAGGTTCTAAATGGCCTGTGGTGTCTGTGAAGAATGGTGCTGGAGGAGCCGTCAAAGATGTCAAAGAAAGCTTAGAATTTTTAGAATCTTTTGACTGTGTAGTTATTAATTTTGATAACGACAAAGTCGGACGCGAGGCTGCTAAAAAAGTAGCACGTATACTGCGCCCCGGTAAAAGTAAAATACTTACTCTACCAGAAGAGTTTAAAGATCCTAATGATATGCTTCGGCAAAACAATAGGCAAGCTTATGTGACATCTTGGTGGGCAGCTAGGTTGTATACACCTTCGGGCATTATCAATGTCTCTGATATGGACGATAGTTATTTCTCTAGGGAAAAACAAGAGTCTGTACCTTACCCTTGGGATGGCCTTAATGAAAAGCTTTATGGTATGAGGCAGGGCGAGTTAGTCACTTTAACTGGAGGTACGGGCCTCGGAAAGTCTTCTATCACCAGAGAAATCGAACACTTCCTTATCAAGAATACTAAAGATCGTGTAGGTATTCTAGCCTTGGAAGAAAACAAAAATCGTACCGTTGATGGTATTGTTTCTATCGAAGCTAACGCTAAACTTTACATCAACCAAATACGTGAAGAGTTCCCTGAAGAAGATTGGCGCAAGCATCATGCTGCCTTATTCAAAGGTGAAGCTAAGGATAGACTGTGGATTTACTCGCACCTAGGTCAGCACGACATCGAAGAAATATTTTCTAAGCTACGGTACTTGACTATAGGTTGTGATTGTAAATGGATTGTAGTAGACCACCTGCACATGCTCGTATCTTCTATGGCTGATGGCGATGAACGTCGGGCTATTGATAGCATCATGACTCGACTAAGATCTTTAGTTGAGGAGACAGGGGCGGGTATGATTCTTGTATCTCACCTGCGTCGTGTAGAAGGTAACAAGGGACATGAGCAGGGCGTTACAGTAGGTTTGTCGCACCTTAGAGGAAGTCAATCCATAGCGCAGCTTAGCGATTGCGTTATTGCTTTGGAGCGCAATCAACAAAGTGACGATCCGCAAGAGGCTAACACCACACATCTCCGTGTCCTTAAATCTAGATACACTGGGGATGTAGGTATGGCGGCACACTTGTTGTATGATAACGACACAGGAAGACTCAAAGAATTATTTGATGAGCAGCCTGACGAATTCTTTAACGAAGAGGATAACATACCATTTTAAATTTAGTATTTGATATTGAAACAGATGGTCTAGATTATACAAAAGCATGGTGTATTGTTGCTTATGATGTGGATACTCAAAAAGTACACACTTTTGATCCTAATAATCTAGAAGAAGGGGTAGCTTTTTTGGCTACCGCCGACAAACTAATTGGACATAACATTATAGGTTTCGATGTTCCAGCAATAAAAAAACTTTATGGCGTAGACCTGTCAGAAAATTGTATTCTTAGAGATACATTAATTCTTTCTCGTCTTCTTAATCCTACTCGTGAGGGTAGCCACAGCTTAAAGTCTTGGGGCTTTAGGGTTGGGCATAGGAAAACAGAGCATGTAGAATTTGATGAATACTCACTTGAAATGCTGAAGTATTGTATCAATGACGTACTGGTAAATGCTAAGGTTTACGAGCATCTTAAAAGAGAAAGTAAAGGCTTCTCTGCTTTGTCAGTTGAAATAGAGCATGAGGCTTACAAATTAATAGATGATCAAAGAAATAAAGGTATACTTCTAGATAGAAAATATGCCATGACTTTGGAGGCTAAGTTTGAAGAAGAACTTGAAGATGTCAAGCGTGAAGTGCATAAAGTATTTAAACCTAAAAAAGAAATCTTTACTCTTCGTATAGCTTACAATGCAGATGGGGCTGTATCTAAATTTGCTAAGTGTCGGGAGTTAAACAAAAGAGTAAGGCTATCCGATGACGAATATGCTGAAATATGTGATAACAAAAAGCTTAAAAGAGTTATGTCACATCCCTTCAATCTTGGATCAAGAAAACAAATAGGTGAGTATTTACAAGAGTTTGGATGGAAACCTAAAAAGTTTACACCGACAGGGCAACCTATCGTGAATGAAAGTGTACTAAATAAAATAAAAAACATACCTCAAGCACAATTGATTTCAAGATACTTAATGTTACAAAAGCGTTTAGCTTCTATAACTTCGTGGTTAAAAGAGTGTGACGAAGACTCTAGGGTTCGAGGATATATAAATTCTAACGGTACTATTACAGGACGTATGACACACAACAGCCCTAATATGGCCCAAGTTCCTAGCTTATCTTCTGAATATGGCAAGGAGTGTCGGTCTTGTTGGACTGTTCCCGAAGGTTACAAGCTTGTTGGTATTGATGCTAGTGGCCTTGAGTTGCGAATGCTTGCACACTATATGGACAATCAGGAGTATACAAATGAAATCATTAATGGAGATGTCCACACAGCTAACCAAAAGCTTGCAGGACTTGAATCTAGAAATCAGGCAAAAACATTTATATATGCCCTCTTATACGGAGCAGGAGATCCTAAACTTGGAAGTGTGGCTGGGGGAGGTAGGGACGTTGGTGCAAAACTTAGAAAATCTTTCTTCGATAATTTACCATCATTCAAAGCTCTTAAAGATAAAGTTAGCAGAGCATCCAAGAAAGGATACATAAAAGGTATTGATGGTCGAAAGCTTATTGTTCGCAGCGAACACTCAGCTTTAAATACATTACTACAAAGTGCCGGTGCCATTGTCATGAAAAAAGCTTTAATTATTTTTTCAGACAAAATAAAACATTTGGATGCTTCTGTTGTTGCTAATGTCCATGACGAATGGCAAGTCGAAGCAGAAGAAACTATAGCTGATACTGTGGGAAACTTAGGTATTGATGCTATAATAGAAGCCGGTGTACAATTAGGGCTTAACTGCCCGCTAGATGGAGATTATAATGTCGGAAGCAACTGGTCAGAAACACACTAGAACAGGTAAGCATGTCTTTGAAGATGGAGATTGGTGGTATTACTATCCAGAAGATGGCTCTAGTATTCATACTGGGGGACACATTCGTGAAAGAAGTTCTGTTAAAGAAAAAAGAAATTGTAATAGAATGTGGGTAGATGGTAATTATATATCACAAAACCATCCTTTACATAAGCCGGGGCGATACAAAGGTTTTACTGACGCGGCCTTTAGTTCCTTAGAAAACTATGAAAAATCTAAAGAAGGTGAAGTGTATATTATATACAACCCTTCTTTTCCGGGGTGGGTTAAGGTCGGCATGGCTGTCGATTCTAATGACAGATTAAAGCAGTACCAAACATCGTCACCCTTTAGAAATTATGTCATTATAAAATCTTATAAAGTTTCTGACAGACGCGAGGCTGAGATCAAGGCACACAATGCGCTTACCCTAGAGGGTCGTGGGCGCAAAGGAGAATGGTTTTATATGGGATCTACTGTAGCTGTTGATGAACTTGATAAGTTATTTTATGAAGGAGGCCAGCTTGAACTCTTCTAAAAATCTAGACACTTTAGTAGAAGACATATACTCTACCCTCGACGTACTATCCGAAGGTAAAGATATTGATCTTACTGATGATATAATATATAACTTTGGTGAAAACATGAAGTCTGCTTTGGTACACTGGGCTACCCCTAGGACACAAACAAAGGGGCTGCGTATGAGCAACGTAGGGAAACCTTCAAGGCAGCTTTGGTATGATATTAATAATAGTAATCATGTACAAAAACATTCAGCTTCCACGCAGATTAAATTTCTTTACGGACATATTCTAGAGGAATTACTTCTTATGCTTGTGCGCTTGTCTGGGCATACAGTAACTGATGAGCAAAAAGAAGTTGTAGTGGAGGGGATTACAGGCCACATGGACTGTAAAATTGATGGTGAAGTAGTTGATGTGAAGACTGCTTCTGGGTTTGCATTCAAAAAGTTTTCTCAAGGAACTTTAGCGGAACAAGATGACTTCGGATACATGGCGCAGTTAGCAGGATACGAGGCACATGAGGGGACAGAATCAGGCGGCTTTCTTGTGATCAACAAAGAAAACGGAGAGTTGTGTTTGTTCCGCCCCGATGATATGGATAAGCCTTCTATAAAAAGTAAAATAAAAAACTTAAAGAAGGCTATAAAGCTTGACTCCCCTCCAGAAAAATGCTATAATCCTATACCCGAAGGAGTGAAAGGTAATGAAAAGTTACCACGCTCCTGCGTGTTTTGTCCCCATAAATTTAATTGCTGGGCAGACAGTAATGATGGTGAGGGGCTTAGAGTATTTGAATACTCTAAAGGTCTGACGTATTTCACCAAAGTTGTTAACGCCCCTAGAGTTAAGGAAATTATAGTTGAACAGTAAAACTATGAAGTTGATCCGTAAAAAAAGTCTAGATATTCTAACTGATTGGATGCACACTTTAGTTCCCGAAGAAGATCAAAATAAAATTACGCCCGCTAACGTAGAAAATTTCTTGTCCCAACAGGAGTATATCTACAACAATAAAACATTATATAAAAGTATATACACCCGATCTTGGGTTGTGTCCGTGCTCAAAAAAATGATAAAGGATGGACACACTTTAAAAAATATAGATTATACAATGTTTAATAACAGCTATAGGAAGTACATCTATGGCAAAAATTAAATCAGGCGCTAGGAAAAGGCGGGTGCCTCGTCCTAAAAAACTTATAAAGCCTGACGGTAATAAGTATGATTCCATATGGGAGGCGCTTCTTCATGAATCAATCTTAAAAGATTGGAAGCATCATGTCGATAAAGTACCTTATGTGATTGAACATAAATATGAGCCAGACTTTGTTCGCCATATCGAAGGTAAAAAAATTCTTTTAGAATCTAAAGGTAGGTTCTGGGACTTCCAAGAATATAATAAATATATCTGGGTAAGAAAAAAATTACCCAAAGATACTGAATTGGTATTCTTGTTTGCGAATCCCGATGCCCCTATGCCGGGAGCCAAGCGTCGTAAAGATGGCACTAAAAGATCTCATGGCGAGTGGGCGTGGGCTAATGACTTTAGGTGGTTTAGTGAAGACACAATCCCCGACAGTTGGATTGATGTTAAAGCTAAAGAATCTGAAGAATTTAAAAAACGAAATGATAAACTAACTGTGGAGATGCAATGAGCATTGATAGTATAACACCGGAGGAATGGAACAGGATGAGTTTTAAAACTATTAAAGATGAAAGATCTAAAGTACCTACAGCAACGCCTGTAGCTGATACTTGGAATCATGTTTATGATGATGAACCTAACGATCATCCCCTATATGGAGATTATAAGTTTGATCCTGTACACAAGCCAGAGCATTACAACAATGGTGGTATGGAATGTATTGATGCTATCCAAGGTATGCTTACACACGATGAGTACATAGGCTACCTAAGAGGTAACGTCCTTAAATATCAGTGGCGCTTTAGATACAAAAAGAAACCTATTGAAGATCTTCGCAAGGCCCGTTGGTACGAAGAGCGTTTGATTAACTACATGCTGGAGAATCCGGGTGACAAGTTGGGATAGAAAAGCAGAGAGAGTTGAAAGGTTTCAGAAGAAAAAGAAATCTAAAAGTAAATCAAGAACCAAGGGCTACAGGCAAGCCCAGTTAAAAGAAAAGGATGATTTGGATGACATCAAAGATTGGCATACAGGATTATTTAGGGATTCAGATTGACTATGATCGTGAAGAAACACTTAATAATTTTTCTTTAGAAACTTTGAAGGATCGTTACTTCTGGGGAGATGAGACACATGCACAAGAAGCCTTCGCCAGAGCGTCCGTCTATGGTGCAACGTATCAAGGACATACTGACTACAATCTTGCACAGCGGCTTTATGACTACGCAAGTAAGGGCTGGTTCGGTTTTAGCACTCCTATTCTTAGTAACGGAGGAACCACTCGCGGCTTACCTATTAGCTGTTTTCTCAATTATGTTCCTGATTCAAGGCGTGGGCTATCTGATCACTATGATGAGAACATATGGCTTGCAAGTGGAGGTGGAGGCTTGGGTGGATATTGGGGTGCTGTTAGAAGTAATGGCGTTTCAACTGCTAACGGTAGTCAGTCTACTGGTAGCATACCTTTCATGCATGTCGTAGACAGTCAAATGCTTGCCTTCAACCAAGGCGTAACACGGAGAGGATCTTATGCAGCGTATATGGACATCAGCCATCCAGAAGTGGAAGAGTTTATCGCTATGCGAAAGACTACTGGGGGCGATCTTAATCGTAAGTGCCTTAACCTTCACAATGGAATTACAATCACAGACGAATTCTTGGCCGCCGTCATGTCTGATGATCAGTGGAGGCTGATTGACCCTAAGTCCAAGCAGGCTATCAAGACTGTATCTGCTAGGGACTTGTGGTGGCAGCTAGTACACACTAGAGCAGAGACAGGTGAGCCATATATTGTTAACCTAGACCGTTGCAATGAGGCTCTACCACAGCCGCAGAAGGACATGGGGCTGGAGGTACGCCAGAGTAACCTATGCTCTGAGATCACACTGACAACCAGTGAAGACCGCACAGCAGTGTGCTGCTTGTCCAGTGTTAACCTAGAATACTTTGATGAGTGGAAGGACGATGAACAGTTTATCTTTGACATGATTAACATGCTGGATAACATCATTGAACACTTCATTGACAACGCTATGCTAGACACAGGCATGAACGTGTCAGCAGACAGCATAGAGGAGTTTATGTCTTATGTTAGAAAAGATAAAAAAGGTTTTGCAAAAGCCGCTTATAGCGCATATAGAGAACGTGCGGTTGGTCTTGGAGCAATGGGTTTTCATAGTTACCTT